GTTTTTTTCAGCTGCCCCGGTGATGCTGTTGGTGTAAGACTCAATCAAGGCACGCAGCACATAAGGGTCGTCAAACAACTCCTTCTTAGTGCCTGCACAGAATGGCACTTCTTCGCCATCCTCATCCTTAATGCCTTCCCAGCCTTCAATGATTTGATCAACAAGAGCATCATCGCCCTCATCAATCAGCTCATTAAAGGCTGAGCGTGACATCTTCTTAAAGATCGCCGTGAAGGTCTCTTTCTTGAACTTGCCGCCGTCAACAGGAACGCTGACTTCAACAGGCCATTTGTAAGTAGAGACCTTCTTAAGGACGAATGCCATTGTGTTTAGGTGAAGGCGAGGCTCATCTCATTGTTGCCAGCCGTCGTAGGCAGAGCCAGATACGGCATGCTCAGAGAAATAACGCCATTGGTGTCACCATAGGATATACCCGTGACATCAGTTTGCGCCATCGTCAAAGTGCAGATATTGCCTGCAGTAGCACCCAGCACAAGGCTGCTGCTAGCGGTAGCGACACCGCGAACATCCTCAAAATAATCAGTAGTTCCAACTGCGGGAGCCTCAATCACAGCAGTGCCGCCAGGTGCGCGGTTGACGATCAACACTTCCTTGCTGCTGGCCGTTTCCTTGTAGATCACCTCGTTGTTCAGAGCCAAATCAAGGGACTCAATACGCTGAGATGTTTCACCAAAGAAGGTGGCAGTAGTCAGGTTGGTGTCATTGACTTCCAACGCAGCAGCTTGGTTGGCAACAGTGAAAGTGCCGCTCAAGGCAGTGTCGTCAGGGTTGTTGTAGATGCCGATGAAGTTGAAACTTGCAACAGCAAACTGACCAGCGACAAAGTTGAAAGAAACGCTGCCACGAGCACCAGTAATCTTGTGGCGAGTGCCGTCGTAGAAGCAGTAGATAGTGACTGAATCAAAGCTGCTGCTAACAGGCGCGTAAGTGGCGCTCGTACTAGCAACAAGGGTCTCTGACAGGCCAGCTGCTTTCAGGAGAGGGCCAAAAGCAGGAGCAGTACCTGCGGTGCCGCTACCGGCAAGCTCAACGTCAAAGGTGACAGAAACACGCTTGTTGGCAACCAAAGTGCCACGGGTGCTGTTACCAATAAAACCTTGAAATGCCGCTGCTTGTACGTTGTCAGACTCAATGGGGGCTACCTCAAGATTGGTAACCTGAATAGCATCACTTCCGCCTACGGGAGTTGGGTCCGTGCCGTAGGTGGTCTCCTCCTTTGCGATCAGGAATTTCTTGCGAGTTAGTGCCATCGTCTTCTTGGGTGGGGGGCTTTGTGATCAGTGTAAGTTCGCCTGATTCGGGGTCAAACAGATAGCTGCCGCCCACGCCAGGATTAGGGACTTCCTTGCTCATTATGCAGAAGTTAGATCATCTCTGCTACTACGATAACGCACAAGAAAGTCTTGACTGATAACACCCAAAGGGACATCAGCCTCATACATATTGAAGTCCGTACGGTCAGGCGTCACGTCTAATGCAAGGCCGTTACATGTCGGGTCATCCATAATCTCACTATGCACTAATTGCGTAAACGCATCGCTGTTGTCATCGGGCACATCTGCACGCACAAATGTTGTTACCCGCACACGCATTGTCCAATCCAGCTTGTCATAGAAGTTGGTGTCATTGGGCTGATCGTTGACAGGCTCAAGAATAATTGCAGGCACTTCGCCACGCGCTAGAGGCTCTACACGAGAGCGATAGACAGTCGCAGTTGAAATACCATCAAGGTTCGTCTTGATGCGTGACAGGATCTGTTCGCGTCGTGTGTCAGCCATGATTACGCAGCAGCAACTTGAAAGACGTTACAGACGGCGCAAGGCCGTGTTGGGCGGGCGTAAGGGCTCGTAATAGCAGCACCAGCGGAAAGAGTGATCTGCGCATCACTAGGCGCCCACATAATTTCAATGTAATCATCAGCTGCCAATTGAAGCGTATGATCCAACAGCAAGTTATTAGCGCCAGCCACGCCACCATGACTTTCAATAACTGATGCAGTTGAAGTGCTTAGAGGGAGATTTCCGCTGCTGTCATTATTGTTTTTGCGCAGCCAAAAATGCGCGTCATGTATCTGAGTATCAGCATTCCTAAGCTGCAAAAGAACTTCAAATACATAAACGCCAGGATATCGGACTGTCAGTTGAGTGCCGTTGATAATTTCTACCCCATCACTGCCAGAAGTGGTAATTGGGAATTGAATTGGCGTTGGCGTATCTGCCGTTGTTGATTGGCCGCTATCGCAAGCAAACTCGCCCCAATATCCAGGGCTGCCAATGTAATGCAATTTTGACCAAGGCTGTATTCCATCACCAATCTTTTCGTAACCAGTGTCAGACTCAATGCCCCATCTCTCCAGCTACAAGAGTGGGGTTGAGTGCTGCCCAGTTTGCTCGTGTGTCATATTTTTGAACGGTCATCATTCTTTGCTCAGCAATAGTTCAGAAAAGATGCCGTCATCAACAGGGCGATTCTCACGCACCGTATAAGCTTCAGACGCAACAGTGATAGAAGTGCCGCGAGAAGCAGAGCTAACGTCAGAAGTTTTTGCTGTGAGCAGGTACTCCCGAGTTAGCGCCATACCTCCCGCGATAACTTCCATCGGGGAATCCAAGATACCTACGAACTCATCGCCATCACCGATCTGGCAAGTAACGCCAAATTCGTTGGTGTCAAGGAAAGCGAAGGTATCTTGAATAGCCATGATCAGTCGTACTTCTTGCCGTAGACAAGAGCAACCGAGTAGGTGAAGGCGGGGGAGCTGGTGCCGCCAATGGTGCCGACTGCACGCAGGTAGCGCTCCACATCGTTGGTGTTGATGCTGATTTTCTCAAGAGCTTGAGCAGCATCAGTCACTTGGGTGAAGGTAGCGCCGCTGATATCAGTGTAGGTGCTGTTATCAGAAGATTCCTGCAGCTTGACATCCAAAGTCGGGCTGGTGCCGGCGCTGGCAGCGTCAGAAGCAAGAATCATGATGGCTTCGCCTTCAGCTCCGTTGGAGCCTTCTAGGTCAAAACCGGTGCCGTTGGCAGAGGCGGTGCGGGAGTCACAGGCAAGCAAAGTGCCCAGATAACTCTTAGATCCGAGATTGTGCAGCATTGGTCTTTCTCCGTTTAGTGGGTTTTACAGGTGGACAAGATGGTGGACAGGATGGTGCTTCAGGTTCAACGATAGTTTCCTCCACTTTGGAAGGTTCATCAATTACCTGTTCGGCCTTGTTGATACCAATGAGGTATTGAGATTCAGGAAGGGAAGCCTCAACGACTTCCCCGACCCGAACTACCGTGCCCCCAAGCATTGTCTGCTTCAGGATACGGATCTTCATTTATCAGAGGGTGTTGTTACCGCGAGAGAAGGAAGCGGCATGACGCACGGCCATGTCAACATCCTGCATAGCCACAACACGAACGGTGCCGCTGGTGCTGTTGCTATAAGGATCAACCATCAGATCCAAGCCAGAGAAGTAACCAATCAGCAGGTCAGCGAAGTTGCCGAACCACAGATCATTGCTCTCAACTTGGTTGCTAACCAAGCCAGGATAACCATTGACTTCGTTATCCATGTAGATGAACTGACCAGAGCCAGTGTCCTTGGTTGCAGTCTTCAGAGCGCCGCGCATTGCAGCGTTCATCAGATAGACAGGAGAACCAAGCAGAGCGTTGGCGCCAGCAACGTCAGACTCAAGTGCAACAACCTCAGCAAAGGTGGGGGTGTTAGCAGCGAAATCTTCGGTGCCGATGCCGGTGGTGTTCTTCAGGCCCAGAGGCTCGCTATTGCCACCAGTGCCATACAGACCAGCCACGTCAATCTTGAGTGCCAAGACGGCAGCCAGATCGCGGCGGATCATGTTCTCAACGTCAATGCTGCTTTGGATCAGCAGGCGACGGGAGTAGTCGTTGTAAGCAGCGACGGTGCGGGGCATCATCGTCACTTGGTCCACGGTCTGGTTGGACTCGGTAGGAGAGCCAGACTCAGCAACCCAGTAAGCGGTAGCAGCACCAGACTGACGGGGAATAGCCACGTTGCCAGTCAGACCAGTCAGCACGGTTGCGCCGGCTTGATCCAGTGCGCTGCTGTTACGCAGGATCGTCGATGAAGGAACCACCCAGCAGTTCGGTAGCAACGAGGTTGCCGCCAGCAGATGCGGTGCCAACAGTCAGGTCGCGGGTGAGAACTTCCTGAGGAATGGTGATACCACGGGAAGCACGGCCCAGCTTCTGAGCAGCAGCTTCAGATGCCTCAATCTCAAAACCAGCAGCTTCACGAGCAGCACGGTCGGTGGGATTGGACAGATAGTTGAGAGCACGCAGCCAGGAGAAAGAACGGGTCTCTTTATCAGAGAGGCCGATTTCGCCAGCGCTGGTGTCAACAGGCTTGATTTCTTGTTGACCCATTTTTTCTAGGAGTGCAGAACGGAGTTCTTCCAAGCCGCGAGAATTGATGAGAAATTCTTGAGCAAGCTCAGAGTTGTTGGTACGCTTACCGAGGGCAAGCATTTCGGCAGCTTCTTTTAGCTTTGGCCTCGGCGGCCTCTGCGCGGAGAGCCCCGATATCTGGGGGTTTCGGACATAGTTACCTCAAAGGTGTTGGTTTGCACGGCAGAGGCCGTTTCAACGTCTCCATTGTGCTGGAAACTGCGACCGATGCCAACCGAATTATCGGCAGGTACAGTCACCAAACTTACTTCAAATGGTTGATAAGAAGTAGCACGATAAGTGACAGGATCGGTGCTCCGATCTTCATCCATCGCGTTGATTTTATAGCCAAAGCTGACATTACGGATGATGCCATCCTTGATCAGCTCTTGCATCTCGCGGCCAAGCTCATTGTTGGCCATTTT